TATCCCCTAATTTACTTAAGGGTTCTTCAGGTGTTTCAGGAACTTCATCTTCATCAGTTAAACCTTGTTTTTCCTCAAATAATATATTGTTTAATTGTTCATCATTAAAGCCTAACAAATCTAATTTAAAATCTTTAGCCTCTAATTCTTTTATTTCCATTTTAAGTAATTCATTATCCCACTCGGACTCTTCAGCAGTTCTATTATCAGCTATTCTATATGCGTTTATCTGTTCTTCTGATAAATTATCTATTACAGATATAGGTACTTGTTTGAGTCCTAATTTTTTACTAGCCCTATATCTAGTATGTCCAGCAACAATAACCATATTTTTATCGACCACTATTGGCTGTCTAAAACCATATTCTTTTAATGACATAGCCACTTTTTTAATAGCATCTTCCGATAGTTTTCTTGGATTATTTTCGTATGGTTTTATTGTAGATATTTCAGCAATTTTGATTTGCATAAATTATATTTCTATCTTTTTAAGTTCCTTTATGCAACCAATAGGAAAAACATTACGATCACTAAAGGTTTCTTCATCATAACTAGCAAATGTCCATAGATACTTTTTATCTTTTTTAAATACATAAGCATAAGTATTCATTGTAGCTGGTCGCATCTTTTCAAATTCAGAATAAGAAAAATGTGATGAGTCACCCAAAATATCCAACCAAACTATATGATAAAAATAATATTTCTTTTTGTTAATTGAAATATGTCTATATTTTGACTTTTTTCTGACCATTTAATGTTTGCTTTTATCTATTGATTCTAAAACAGCCCTATAATATTCTAGTTGCCTTTTGAGCATTTTATTTTCTATTGAAAGTTTTATCAATCTTTTTCTAACATATTTAAATATTCTTAATATTCCTACCATTTGTACTCAGTTATAGGCTCATCTTTCCATTTATGTTTTTTGTATTTTTTGCCATCTTTCAAAAGTATCTTATATTCTCCCCAATCTGATATTTGTTTATACCCATTATTAACAACCTTATCTTTGCTAGACCCTATTTTAGTATGTGTATTAGTATTGTGTATTAGTACTTGTTGCGATAGCTGGTCTGTAGGTGGTTGTAACTTATCCACATATTGATATTTGTCGTAATTAACAAGGCTTATTAAAGTAACTTTTCTGCTAGGGTGGTTGTTGGTGGGCTGTAGCTGGTGGTGTCTTGTGGTTATCATTTTTCTTCGTACTAGCCTTAGTATGAAAGTTCGCATTTCTGAATATGACATACCAAATCTTTTAGCTGTAACTCGTAAAGGCATAATTAATTCACCTCTACGAACAAATATTTTATTATCTAAAAATCTTAATTCTTTGTCTTGATGACTTGCAGAACTAATCATGTATATCCAACAACTACATTGTAATAAATTTTTAAAAACAGGAGATCGCCATATATCTCTATAAACTAAAAAATATCCTGATTTTCTACTCATATTAAAATATACTTGTTAAAGAATCCCATTCCTCTATTCTTTGTTTTATTTTTTTTTGCAAATATTGCTCTGTTCCATACCTTTCAATAAAAGCATTTTTATTTAAATGAACCGATATTTTGCCTGTCCTATGGTGTGAGGCACATAAAGGAATTATATCAAAATGTGAGGGTCTTAGACCCATTCCTGTGTGATTTCTAATATGATGTATCTCTGCTGGACTTATCTTGCCATCAATCTCACAAGCTATACACCCATGATTAGCAACCTTGCTCATGTATTGTCTCTCTGCTTTGTTTGGTCTTTTCTTTGCCATAATACACAATCTCTACCATATTTTGATTTAGTTCTTTGTCCTGAGTCTATTACTAAATCTATTTTTTTTAGTTCATTTATTCTAGCACATATACTTGATAAAGGTTGTCCAAGTGCATCTGCTATTTGTTCGTTTGAATATAACCTCTCTGATAAAAGATTATAAACTTCTTCTCGTAATGTAAGTTTATTATTTTTTTGTGTCCAAGATTTGACACTTGTATCTGACGATTTTTGATATGCTTTGTAATCGCTAAACAAATTTAATTGACTCATCTTTATTCCTCTCTCTGTTTGGCAAAGCGGCTAAGAGAGAGCAAAAGCCGCTTTACCTGTTTTGCTTACTTGATTCGGAGCAGTAAGCTATTTAACCTAAAAGTATTGATATGAAAAATTTATACTTTATTGCTTACGCAATAATTTTTAATATCATAACTAACTAATTTTTCATAATACTTGTTTGATTCTTAACTGATTTGTTTTTTTATTGCAATTTATAGTTTTAGTTGAAATTTATGTTTAAAAACCCAATAAAATAGCCATTTATTCACTATTGCAATTACAACCCTTTTATGATGATAATCTCAAATATGTTAAATATAAAAAAAACAAATAACCTAAGAGGAGAGAATAAGATGGAATATAAAAACCATATAATAAAACCAGCAGATAATTTTAACAAAGATTTTTTGATTTATAAATTGATAAATGGAAATCAAAGATTTGTTAAAGGTGTTACCTCAATAGAAAAAGCTAAAAATTTTATTGATGGAGGAGAGAGCATGAACAAAAAAAAAGTAAATGTTTTATTAAGTATTGAAGAACTTAATGAACTACTAGCGGCTGTAAATTATTATAGAAGAAAAGAAAATTCTGATAAAATAATTTATGGTGAAAATAATGAACTTGGTAGAGATAATGCTGGTTATCATTTAGACCTAAAATTAAATCACATACTTGTTTCTGAAGAAGATAAGGAGAGAGCAAATGTATAAAGTAAAATGTCCAATTTGTACTAGAGGAGTTGATACTATTACAAATAAACATAATAAAATAGTTTTTCAAAAACATATTGGAGTTGGTTTTTGGAGATATGGTCAATCAAGAGGAAATATTTGTTTTTCATCATTTAAAGATATTTCAAGAAATGATTTAAAACAGGCATTAGAAAAAGAAAATCAAGTAATGCAAAAGTTATTTCCAAATAAGGAGAGAGCAAATGTATAAAACAATACAACAAATACAAAAAGGTCAATTAGATACTAAAGAAAAAAATCTTTTAAAAACAAAAGGTGTTTATAGTATTTTATTAAAAACACCATCATTTGATTTGATGGAAGATGTTAAAAAGAGATTTGGTGTGGAGTTCCACCCAAATACTCCTATTATAAAGATAGGAGATAAACTAAAGGAGATGGGTTATGTTAAAAACATTACCAAAACTTCAACAACGATACGACAAGCAGATAGTAATGGAAAAAGAATTGTTGGAAAAGTTGAGGAAGTTACAAGAAAAGAAAAAACAAACAGCTTGGAGATTGCACCAAATAAAGCATCACCCAGCTAATTATTTATAGAGAGAAGATACAGATATGAAAAAAAAGATACTTTTAGTTACGATACTTGTCGGCTTTTTAAATGGTTGTGCATCTTATCAACCAATTATAGACACAAAGGGTAAATCAAAGTTTGAAACAAGTAATGCAAGTGATATTTCCAACGATATTATTTTATGTGAAAAATTAGCCAAAAATAATACTACATTTGTTAGTAATTTAGGTTTTTGGATATTGTCTCCAAGAGCAGAGACTCAATATACAGATATGTATAGAAAATGTTTAGAGGGGAGAAATCACAATGTGCTTAATTAAAAAAAAGTTAAAAACTAAACATTATCAATATTTATATTTAAAATACAAATTAGAACAAAAACAAGAAAAAATGTATTGGTATAACGATCATTGTGGATTTGATACTGAGAAACAAGATGCAAGATTAGATCATCTTTGGTTTTGGTTAGAAAGAATAAACAAAAAATATAATTATGCCTAAACCATTAACAAGAAATAAAATACTAGCTTATATGTGTGCTAAATGTTTTACAAAAAAAGCAGATACATTAGCTTGGTTTCAATCGGATTCTAGTATGTGGGCTGATAGCTTACTATGTAGGATATGCTTTCAACAAGCATTTAATAATCAAACAACAGAGGAGAAAATGAAATGGGGGTTCTATGCTGATAGGCAGAAAAAACGATAGTCTTGAATCAATAAACAATTCGATTCAACAGAATGTAAGTCGCTGGGGAGTATCTGACGAAATGAATGAGCAGATAATGACAAATATCGTTGGATTACAAATGAAGAAAATAAGACTTATCAAGAAAAAAACACAAACAAGAGTAGCAAATAAACTTTCGGTAAGTTTTCAACAAGAACAAAAATATGAAAAAGGAACTAACGAATGTAGATTTGTAAATATAAAAAAATTAAGTGAGTATTTTGGAGTAGAGTTAGATTATTGGACTCGACCACTTGATGAGGCTAATTGTAAATTTTTAACAAAAAAAAGGGAGAATGGGTATGATTATCAAGAGCAAAGATAAACATGGTAATATAATAGAGTTTAATCCTAAAGGTAGAGGTGCAAGATATACTGTAAATGGATTAAAGAAAAAAGGTGTAACCACAATCATTGGTGAGAGATTTGGTAAAGGTGCTTTGATGTGGTGGGCTGAAAATTGTGTGTTTGAGGCTTTACATCAAAAACTAAAACACGACAAAAAAGCTGTAGATGAGGTTCAACAATTTATTGATGATCTTAAATACAGAGTAAAAGGCATAAAAGAAAATGCGTCTAATATAGGAACAAATATGCACTCTCTTTGTGAGGATTATATAACAGGTAAAAACCCTGTAGAACCCACAACAGAACCATTAAAAACTATGTTTAATAAATTTAAAAAGTTTTGGAAAAAAAGAAACTTTGAAATTGTAGAAACAGAAAAAACTTACTATTCTGATGAACTTGATGTCTGCGGTACTTTAGATGTTTTAGTAAAAAGAAAAGGTAAGATTGGTATATTAGATTTTAAAACATCAAAAGACTTTTATCCTGATATGCCTGTCCAAATACATACATATAAAAAGTTAGTAGAGGACTCAACCAAACATAAGATAGAATTTTTAGCAGTTATAAATATTCCTAAAGAACCTGTTAAAGATGTAAGTATAAGATTCTTTGATATTAAACCTAGATACTTGAAAGCATTTAAAGCCTGTAAGTATCTTAATAATGTTGAAGAAGATTTTAAAAAACGAAATGAGGAATACAACAAAATGAGGAGTAAGTAATGTATCAACAACAACAACAAAAACAATTTTGTGCTTTGACTTTGTATTTAAGACCAACAGGTAACAAAGCACCAAAATATGAGTATAAAGCTGATGCTAAGAGTTTATTTGTTTGTAGTATAACTAAAAAAAAATATTCGTTATCGCAAATAAACGATTGGTATAGTACACCTGAAATTCAAAAGTTCCATAATCAGGGTTATAGAGGTAAATGGTTTGCAAAGACTCAACAAATTGAAAATCCTAATAAATATGATAAAGGAGATTTACAAATGATATTGAGTTTTATTATGATAAAGCCATTTAAACCTCAACCAAATGTAGATGGTATGAAACCGGTAGCACAAGCTATCCCACAAGTTCAACCTCAACCTCAACAAGTAAAAGATGAATTTGATGATGATTTACCACCATTTTAAAAAATATAAACAAAAACTAAGTGTATGGTCGTTATATCATAGAGAATATATTGTCGGCTTTATACTTGGTTTTATTGTAGGAGTAATATTAATATGAACCAATTAGAACAAGAACTAGAAATGAAAGAAAAACAAGTTAAGTTTTTGCAAAAGAAATGTCGAGATGCTGGAAACAGGATTAATGAGTTAAAATTAAGAAATGAGCAAGAAACTCAATCTCTTAAAAATGTAATTGACATGAAAGAATTACAAAACTCAGAATTAAGAAAAATAAATGCAGAACACAAAAAACTTAATGGTGAGTTGAGAAAAGAACTTAAAAAACAAAAAGAAATTGCGGAGATGATGTATGAACACCCTTAATAGTAGAGAGGCTTATTTAGAACTTACTAAAGCGGCTGACGATTGGTCTAAATGGGCTGAAAAAACAATTATACTTGACGAGGGTCGCAAGGCTCTTTTTTCTTCGCTTTTCTTAAAATACAAATTAGAAACAAAAACTGTTATAGAGGCAGAACATAAAGCAAGATCTGACCCTGAGTATAAAAAATTTATTGAAAGTTATGCTCATAGTGAGGCTATGCTAATTAAGAGTAAATTAAGATATAACAACCTTGATAGATATTCTTCTATGAAACAAACAGAAATAAAAACAGATTTAAAGTTAGTGAATAAACAAGAGGGTTAGTGTTTGACTATTTCAAAACCATCTAAATTAGTTTTTTCAGTTATTTTTTCTATTTCATAATTATAATCTACAAGTTTTACATCTTGAAACTGTGATAATTCTTTTATGAATGATGATAACTTAAAAAGACTTGGACTCTCATCTACAAATCTTAAACAAATAAAATGTCCAAAAGGTTCATAAACTGATTCCATTCTAAATTCTACATCTACAATAACTGCATCTCTGACCATAGATTCTTAATACAGTTTTTTGATTGATTTAGATATTATTTTTTTTTAAATGTATTGACACCACGAATACCAAGTATCGTACTAAATGCACCAATAACTAATCCTTGATACCAATAAGGTAAATTTTCAAATTTCATAAAAAAGTAATCTACTCGTTCTTGTAATTCTGCATCACCAAAAAAAACAGAATATGCCAAAATCAATAAAGGCAAACTAAGTAAAATTAAACAGAACTCATCTTTAAAGTCTGACTCTTGTCTTTTATGTACTATTTTTTGTAATTCTACTTCTCCAGCTACTGCTCTTTCTAAGTGTTTTACCTCAGCCTCGCTTTCAAGCAATTTAGCTTTTTTTTTGTTTTTATATATTTCAGCACCTGTTCTAAGTGCAAGTTTTCCTAAAGTGAACCACATATTATTCTTTTATAAGTTCTATTTGCAATTCGCAATAATGAATTATTTTCTTTAAATCTTCTATTCCATTCTTTTTATCGTATCTGCAAACATATTTAATTACATTTCCTTGAAAGAATGACAGATTGTTAGCTGTAATAAACTCTATAGGCTGTATTTTTAGCGATTTGTAGTGATTCCCTTGTACTTGCCTATCCAAAGCTGTTTCGCTTAAATTTGACCCCTCTATGTTCGATTTAGACCCCATATTTGTTCTATACTATCTTTCCTATCCACTTTCCATTCTTATCTAGTATCATTGGGTATAATCTTGGTTGTCCACCTATTATAGCACCTGTGCCTATAACAAAACGCAACCTATGGTTTTTTGAGTATAAGAAGTTGTATGAAGATTGTTTTGTTAAACAACCAAATTGAGCAGACCACACTAGATTTGTTGGATTAGAAAAATATTGTATGTTGAACTTCGAATGAAAATGGAATTGAACTGTGTTTTTTCCATACTGCATAGCTAATTTTATGCCATCTGCTGAAATTCCATGTGTGAAAAAACACTCTGAACCATCTGATAATTTTACTGTAAGATCATCAACCCATTTCCATCTATTATCTATTTCTAAAAAATCATTATAATTTCTTAAATATGCTCTTGGCATACCATGTTTTAAGGCTTTTCTATAAATAAGTGAAGAATGATTAGAGTGTAATAGAATCATTTTTGGAAATATTTTTTTGAGTTGCCAAATGTATTTTTTGCTTATTCTTAATTCGTCTCCAGCACTTGGTAAATCTGCATCTGAGTCATGGAACGACAATGCGTGTTGGTCTAATTCATCTCCACCCCCTACCACTAATTGTGGATTAATTTTTTTTTTAAGTGCAGATAAAAAAGAAAATGCTTGTGGGTGATGTGCGGGTATATGTAAATCTGACACACATAAAATTCTATCATAATTCATATGATAGATTAATACAACTATTTGGTGAGTAAGTAAAGTAATTGTCCTAAAACTAATAAACCGATTGCACCAAGAGAATATAAAATTCTATCAATGTCTTTTTTCATGTGATGTAGATGGTTCTTAATTATTAAATCTATTTTTTGATTTACTAATTTAATTCTTCCATCAATCTCTACAAATTTTTCTTTAGTTGTTTTCATTATCTTTTTTTTCGTTTTCTTCTTAAATCTGTATCGTGTTTTCTACTGCCACGCAAGAAACTATTAACACGACCAAGCGACCAACTTTGCATTGATGTTCGTGGTCTTGAACCTGAAGATAAAAATGCACCCTGTCCTCTACGATATACTTTTTTTAGCATACCTAATGTAATATTCTTTCTACCTTTAGCTTTTGCTCTTAGTATAGAAATAACTCTTGCAGATAGTGGTCTTCTTCTTACAGCCATTATTTTCTTCTCGCTTTGAACATTGATGCTGGTATTCTAGCACCTGATTTATATAAAGATGACATTGTTTTTAAAAGACTTGCTCTAGCTGATCTTTTACTTCCTTTTAAACCTGAAAGATATTTTTTAGGCAAACCACTATCTTTATCTTTTGGTACTTTTCTTCTTTTTCTTTTTTTTGACATTTCTTCTTCTTTTCCTAATTGGTCTTTTGTTAATCATCTCAGCTAATGTAGCTGTTGTTGTAAATCCTCTCATTTACCGACTCTCCTCATAGCGATAGTGTGTGCTTGTGCAAATGTTCTTTTTCTACCACTTGCACCACTCATCAATCTTGCCATTGATCTCATGTGTTTTAGTGTATGGTGTCTAGCATGAGATCGCATGGTCTTTTGTTGTCTTGGTGTAAGGTCTTTTATAATATTCTTAATAGACGCAACCTTAACCATTATCTTTTTCTTCTATTCATTTTTGGTTTCTTAGCTTTCTTCTTCTTTTTCTTCATTCCGCCATGAGAACCTTTTCCTGTATGATAAGGCATTATTTCCTCGCTTTCTTTTTTTTTGTTTGTTTTTGTTTCTTCAATATAGCTTTTTGTAAAGCCATTGGAAGTTTCTTTTGTTTTTTTGTTAGTGCCATCTTATCTCCTAATTTGATAATTTACCATCTGACCATTTTGCGTCAGGTAATCCATTTATATACTTATCTCCTGAATATGTCAGCACTTGTTTTCTATTAGAACCCTCTACAAAAGAACAATGTACCCAACCACTATTCGGCTCACCCTCTTTCCAATATTCAAGTATAAGTTGGTCAAAGTCTGTATTGTTTTGAATCCATAATGCAACTTGCAAATTAGATACACCAGCTATTTCAAAATCTGCCGCCTCTCCTTTTGTATGTTGTGATGTTGCTTTTGAACCTATTGCCTCACATAACTCAGGACTTCTATATCCTGATGTTATTGTAATTGGTTTGTCGAACTTTGCTCTTACAGGTTCTAATATTCCATAACATAAATCTGTAAGATTTTTTATTTCACCTGATCCAGCTTTATTTTCAATACCCTTGCGAGTAGCTGTCATTGATTTTTCAAATTCTTCTAGTTTAAAATGTTTTGAAAGTTGCATAATTACCTCGCATTTGTTGGTACACCATTAGAATTTACAAATGGAGATTCAGCGAAAGCCATGTAGATGTATGATGCCCCACTTACATTTAATCCTGTTGATGTACTCCTAGCTTTAAATCCATTACTTAAAAAATCAATTTTTCTACCAGTTCCCCAATTACTCTCTGAGTCACCATCATTTGCTACTAATAAAGTATCTGAAACATTAAATGGATCTCTTTTATTATCCTTCATAAGCCAATGACTTATGCCATCAGTTCTTTTTGTCATAACAAAAGCTGGTTTAAATCCTGTATAAACAAATGTTCCATCTGTACTTCCATTTCCTTCGTAACGTCCAAACTTGCTGTAGCCTTTAATTTCAGACCAACCATAATAAATATGACTTGCACCATTTCCATTTGCATCTATGTTGTTTCCAACAGAAAATACAGATGATGTTGGTAAAGTATTATTCCATATTCCTGTATCAGTTTGACTCGAACTTGTAGTGTTTAAAAATACATTATGATCCGCACCACCCAATCCTACATGATAAGTACACCAATTTGATGCTTGATCTAATCGTTTAATATTCCACCATTTAGGAACTGCTGATAAATTGTGTGAAATAGTTTGATTGCCACTTGCGTTTCCTGTAAAAGTTAAAATATCAAATCCTGCTGTTGGCGATTCTTTCCAACACCACGCAACTAGAGTTTCGGAATTTCTAGTAACATTATCATTAGCACCTATAGTGAAACCATCTGAATCAAAAGAAGTGAGCATAGTTGTAAGTGTGCTTTCACCATTAGTTAAATTTGATCTTACAATTTTATTTGTCCCTCTTACTGAATCAATAAGAACATGATTATCGACATAACTTCTTGGTTTAATCCATACTAAATCAGGTTGCATATCTTCAGATCCATCAAAAGTAAGTGATTGTGACCCACCTGTTCCTGTATATAACTTTGTTTGAAAATAAAGTTCAGGATTATCTATAGTTGTATAAGCCATTATCCATACTCCGCTAGGTTTTTAGAACAAAGGGCAAAATATCCTGATGGTACTGGAAATTCAAAATTTCCAAAACCCTCTGCATCACTATTCCCTGATGAGATACTAAATGGTGGATTACCAAAGTTTATTTGAAAAGTTCCAGCAGAACTTCCACTACCCTCTCCAACTACTAAATGCCAATATCCTGATGCAGTAGATTCATTCATTTTAGCTGAAATATCTACTTGTAAAGCATTTGAAAAATCTGTGTCTGTTGTTCCACTTCCTGTCACCCAAGCACCATCTTTTGAAAAAGTAATTTTTTCAGAACCATCAGTTAAATCTAAAGCCATGCCAATTATTCCTGTAAAACCGTCAAATCTTGTTGTGTTATTTCCAAAAAAATTATTTAATACAGATGAACCTTGCGAATTAATTACTGCATTAAAACCAGATAAATTTATACCACCATTATTTGTTGAATCTGGGTGGTTATCCTCAACTGCACCTCTTGGTGCTATACCAATAAGAAATCTCTCATCGGCAGGTTGTGATGTTATTTTAGTTTCAAAATACCATTTACCTTTACTTACTGCTATAGTAGAAGAAACATAAGCATTACCTGAACTACTTGATACAACTTGACAATTTCCTTCTGAAAAAGTGTAGAATCCAAATCTCTCATCTAGAGGATTCATTGTTGCAAAATTATTTGTGCAAGTATCAGTAGTTTGATCTATGCTAGTTAAATTATTTACAGTGAAGTTATTAGAGTTTCCTGATACATCTGCACCTAGACTACTTGCATTTTCAAAGTCTAAATAAAATCCGTTTGTGCCAAATGTTAATCCTGATACATCTTTAGGTTTCCATATTGTAGGACTATCAGAATCAAACTCTCCAAATTGATCTGGATTTAAATTAGAACCATCTATAAAACACACTTCTGCCATGTACCCATCAAAGAAATGATTGTTGTCTCCTCTTTGACCAATGTTGTGAACAGTTGTGCTATTAACTAATCCATCTGTATTTTGTGATGGAAAAGTTGTATTGTTTAAATCAGTGACTCTTGAACCATTTACATATAATCTTAGTCTATCAGTAGATGTAGAATTTCCACTATCATAGTGTGCAACTATGTGATACCATGACGAAACATCTCTAAAAACTTGGTCTGTAAATATATTAGAAACTGTAGAGCCACCTGAAGAGTCTCCAAAACCAAGAGTATCATCTGCATTGAATTGAATTGCCATAAAAGTTAAACTTGAATTACCGCAACTAAAAAATTTTTGATTCGTGCTTAAAGTTGATCTTTTAATCCAACCACTCCAAGTCCACTTATCTCTATTACCAGCACCGCTTGGTGTTCTAGTTAAACTGTCTGAACTTCCATCATTAAATCTTAATGAATTAGCAACATCATAGGTTGTATCTTTTATAGAGTTAGTTCCAAGTATTAAAGGCATTATACAACCTCTTTAGGAAATTCTGCTAAAGGTCTTGTTTGAGTTCCATCTTCTTGTCTTGTATATTCGTATAATGCTTTTAGTTCATCAACATTGTTACAAGCATCTATTTGAGATTCCATTTCATTTGATTTTGCTCTTACATCTGCTCTATAAGTTGTAATATTTTCAGGAACATTATAATCTTCAACCTCAGTAGCTTTTACTACATACCAATCTGTAGGTGCTAGTAATCCTGATGCTTGTTGTTTTACAATTCTTTTCTTTTGAGTTTTTAAACCATAATTAATTACTTGGTTGCCATCATTATCTAAAATATTATTACCATCTTCATCAACAGCATCTTCATCTTCTAATCTTTTTGGTGTAGCAGTTCCCCATAATCTTGTAACTTGATTATCTGCATAATTATATTCTTCATTTGTATTTATGTAATATTCTTCATCTTTTTTATTTGATGAATCTGTAACTACTTCATAAATACCTATTGCGTTTAGTTCGTCTTGTGACCATAACTCAAAAATTTTAGCTGGGTATCTCACATCTCCTATTAATAAAGGTTTAGGATTTGTTATAATTTGTTTTATGTTGTTATCTTCTACTAATGCGTACATATTTTAACTTTCACTTAAATTTAATGTTCTGCCTACTTCTTGCCAAACTGTTCCATTGTATCTAAAAACTAATATATCTGTTTTACCATCTGTTGAAGTAAATGTTGGTGCAGTTGATGCCGCAAACTCAAATGCAGTATTGAAAGCTATTGTGTGTGAGCCATCATAATTTATTTCTAAACAGATGAATGAACCCTCAACAGAGTTAGTTGGTGCGGCAAAGGTCGTGTTTTCTGTAGTTAAATGATATGCGTTTGGTTTTGCTTGCGTATCCCATGCAACCGCATTTGATGATGATGTTAATGCTTGTTGTGGTATATATGCTAAATCGTTGAATTTGATTGCACCTGTTCCATTTGTTGTTAAATCTATATTTCCATTAGCACCATCAGTTATTGTAATATTTCCTGAGTTTGTTCCAGCATTTGTATCTAAAACTAAATCATTTGCACCTTTTGTAGTTAGAGTAGCCGCACCTGAACCTGAACCTATAACAATCTCTCCTGAACCTTTTACTTTTAAGTCTATTCCAATATTTGTATCTCCACCTGTAGCCTCAAAAGTTGGGTTGTTACCTGTAGCGGCATTTGTAATATCAAATTGATTTACTGCTGATGATGTTGTTTGAAAAATAAGTTGTTCGTTACCATTTTCATCTTTTATGAAGTGTGCATCATCTATTGTAATATTAAAACTGTTTGTGTCTAAATCTCCACCAAGTTGAGGAGATGTATCATTAACTAAATCTGATGTTACTGTACTATCTATGAAATTTATTGTGTTTGCTGATGTGTCAATAGTTGCAAAAGATATGTCATCTGAACCATCAAAAAATTTGATTTCTAAACTGTTTGAACCTGAGTTTGTTGTATCAAGCCACATTGTGCCAACAGCCGCACCACTAGGTCTGTTTGTTCCTGAGTGCATTGTATTTAAAGCTGATAAAGCATTATTTAAATCTGTCCTAAAATCAGGGAAAGATTGGTTAGCGATATTCATGTCATGTTGAGCCATATTTGCTTATACTCCTTTTAAAATCCTTTTGCAATAAAATCAAAAGTTCTTGAAATATTACTTCCGCTTGAATTTTGAAATAATACATCAAAACCATTAACAGTTTTATTTGATACTGTAAAGAAATCTCCTGTAGCCATATTCTCACCTGTTATACCAACTGCGTAACCTGTTGTTTTGAATGGTGTGGTGAATGTAACAGTTTTTGTAGAAGTTCCTGAAACAATATCATTACCACTAAATATTCTGTCAGCCATATCAATCGTTACTGTAGCCTCTGATACAACAGCAGTAGAGGCTAAATCACTTGAAGTTAAAACAAGTCTAAATTTAAAAAATCTTGCTGTGTAATTTCCTATAACAAAAGTTTGAAAAGATGTAAATGTAGAATTATCATCTGAGGTTGCAATTTCTAAATGAGCATCACAGTTAGCTGGTGTATCTCCATCAAAATTAGATTTACCTGAATCAAAGTTTCCTGACCTGTTATCAAAAAGGTCATCAGGATTTCTTGCAGATTGAGTAAGAGATGCTGTAATTCTTGCTGTATGTTTTGCACCAATATCAATCACATTTTCAAAATCATAAGTGCCTGATGCTAAAAAGTCAGCATTAGCAACACCTGAATCAAAAAATCTAGTTGTATTAGCATCAAATAATCCTGATGCCGCATCAAATAATTCGCTTGAATTTAATATAATAGCATCATCAGATAAAGAAACATCTGTTTTTGTACCAGCGAATGATGGGTGTTCATTTACAGTTGTAATATTATTAAAATTTTCTACACCAACAACATTAGATATTACTGCTGTTGCATTAGAACTAAAGTTACCTAATTTATCAACAGCTTTTATTAAATAAGTTCCAACTCTTGCTGGAACTGTTATTGATGTTGCTGGTCTTGATACTTTGGTTACAAGATTTACAGAGTTCAACCATTCAGCAGTACCATCAGTTTTTTCAGAAAATCTTATTTGGTAAAATGCTAAATCTAAATCTGATATTGCATCATAACTTAAATGAGCATCTTGACCTGAAACATTACAAGTAAAGTTTTGAACATCTGAGGGTGGTGCGATTGCACCGACAATAGTTCTTTGTGCTGTAACAAATGACGAACTAACTCCCTGCGTATTAACTGCTTTTACCCTTACGTCATATACTTTTTGGTCGATAACATTCAATATTCTATGTGTTAATGATGAACCTCTTGAACCTATAATAAAATCTGAGTCTGTGCTTAACTTATATTCTACTTGGTAGAAATCAACAAAGCTGTCCGGAGAAACACCGATAGCAACATCTAAAGCAACAATAACTGTACCATCATTATATTCAACTAATGTATCAGACAATGTAACACTAGCTGGTGGTTGAACTACAAATGGATTTGGTAAAGTAGTTGATGGTGTAGATGCAACTTGTGTCTTTGATGCAAAAGTATAATGGCTATCTTGGTGTTCTACTAACTGTAAAGTTATTGTGTAATCTTCATTAAAAGTCATTTGTATAACTCTAAATGCTTTTGTAGAAAAACCTAAACTAGATAATGTTATATTTACAATATCTCCTATATGTAATTGATAAGCATTGAATCCAGCAACAATACTAAGACCTAAAGATTCTCTACTTCTTCTAAGAATAATCTCAGCCATTTCTTCTGCTTGATAAGGTGATGTAATAGTTTTAAAATCAAATTTTCCCTCTAACAAAAATCCACCATCAGCAGTTTTCATAGTTGCGTGTCTATCTGCTGATGCCAAACCACTATCATCTGTTGGTGGAAATGTAACTTGATCTGCTTGGAAGTTACGATCAGGATTAATAAATGTTGCTATAACTCTATTGTATTTAGAATTTTTTGTAGGTGAAGATAAAGAATATCCACCAATAATATCATCTTCATCTAAAGCTATTGAGGCTGATCCTGTAGTTTCAATGACTAATTTATACTTGCCTTGAACATAAGGTAAATAACCTCTGCAACCTCTTAATATATCTCTTACATTATCAATTACTTTTTTTGATGTATCTAACACAGCATTTGTATCGAATATGTTTATATCACTACCACCTGAAAAAGGTGTAACCTGAGTTATACAAACTTGTGAGGCATCTCTAAAACTTTGTAAATCTATGTCTGCTGTAGCAATACCTTTACCATATCTTTCGTTTCTTAAATAATCTAATAAGCAAAAAGCTGGATTTGTAGAAAATGTTTCACTTGACTCACTTAAACTTGAATCTAATGTTACAACTTTTCTGCCTTTTATTTTTGCTTGAACAGTTGGTATTCCACCAAACACATCTTGATTCCATTTAAATTTTAATGCTAAATATGCTATGCCTGATAGTTTGTGGTTACTACCCCAAGAAGATAATGTAGATAATAAACTTGATGCACTTTGTCCATCAGTTCCTAAATGTGGTTCTACAGTAATATAACTAACATTATCTTTGTAAAAATTCGAATCTGAACTTGCAACTGTCCTTTGTGTGTTATCTGTCAATGCACCTGAAAATGTAACGACTTTATCATCTACTCTTATTTCCTCTATTGAGTTAATTTCTCCCTCACATAAAACTAATGCAACATATAAAAATTCATTATCTGTTCCTGATGTTTCTATAAATACTCTTGTTCCGCCGATTAGTCTTTCACCATAAACCACAGGTATAGATGCGTTGTTTGATTGTTTATTTATTAATATTCCTCTTTCAGTTTCTTCAAAATCATTTGTACCGAAATCAGGTAAATCAGGTTTTCTTGATCTTATAAATAACCAACCAACAGCAAAAACACCTAAAGCTACAAAAGGATTTATTTTGCCTAAAAAATTAAATGCTTTTACTGCTCTAAATACTTTTGTTACACTTCCAACTGCTTTTCTTAAACTACTTCCAAGACCCATTATGCTCTACCCCATTTAATATCTAAAACAGTTTGACTTGAAAAATCCATACCAACATCTGTACTAAAAAATCTTTGTTGTGAGTTATTGTTTGTTTGTCTGCCTGATTTTTTTTCAAAGTCAGCCCAATGAGAAACTACTGTTAAAATTACTGTAGATTCTGTCACAGATTCATCTATTTGAAATGTATCTATATTCCCTGAGTATAATAACACAGGGTCAGCTATTAGAGCATTTGAACTATCTAGTAACCCTCTAAAAATATCAACACTATCATTTACAATATTTTCATTTAAACAAGTTGAAATAAAAGTTTGGTCTGCACCTGATAAAGCAATTTGTAAAGATGTTTTAGTTACATCTGTTTCTTCTGTAAAAGATGGAACTGATATTAAAAAATCTGAAGATGAATAAGTTACACTAGAGCCTGACACAGATGAAGTAAGACTAAACCCACAATCAGTTATATTTACAGGTGTGCCAAAACCAATAGTAATAAGATGGACAGGTCGTATCTCATTTGTCGCTAATTCGTTCTTTACTGCTGTTGTTAGTGTCCTCGCCATAATCCTCGTAACTTGTTCTGTTTATCTTTTCTGAGTTTTTTATCATAGTATATTTAAAACTGCCATCAGGTATTTTATATTTTCCTAAATCTTTTGTAGTTGTATTTATCTCTGAACCATCTACTACTTTTTCTGCGATAAAATCTGCATTTATCCAATGCTTAATTAAATACTTTACCATTATAAAGATTCTTCTACATCAAATTCGAATTTGTATAAAAGGTTTCCATCTTTATCTGCACCAATAGCACCAAACTCTTGTATGTCATTTGTTAGATGTACTGTAAAAGGTACATTGTCATAAGTAACTGCCTCATCATCAGATAAACTTGAAACTAAAGGTGGTTCTATTGTAACTGTAGCGGCTCCTGATGAACTTGTTACATCTGCTACAACCATATAGACTTTTGTATGTCCATTAAATTTTATAAAATCGCCTGTTCTTAATCTGTTTGCTGTATCTGCCGCAAATCCATCTATAGCAATTGTTGTATCTCCAGCGGTGTGTGAACCATTGACAGCTAAAGTTCCTGTTTCAACACCTCTTGCATCTTCAACTTCAGGTGGGATTATTGTAAAATTTTCTTTGCCTGACCTTTGTTTAATTATAAAAGCCATCAGTTCTCCGTAAATGTCTGATCTTTTTCCAATAATTATTGAGGCTGTAAATGCAAATCTTTGATTATCTATAGACCTTGAAAGTTTTTTACCTGATAACGATTTTGAAATAATAGTATCTTGTTTAGATAAGATACCCATTGTTTCAAAAGCGGCACTAGATATTGGAAATGCACCTGACATTAAATTAGTTCTCCTCTACCTTTTTCTGCTAAAGCATTATTTATTATTGATGTAATAGTACCTCTGTTTTCTACTAATGCTTGGTCAAAGCCTCTTGAATCTATGGTATTAATTGTAAAATTAACATTGACAGCACTACCACCTGTTCCTCTAGCGGCTTGTGTTATTTGACCTGATGAGTTTGGTATAAACATTTCAGCACCTCTTTCGCCAACTATTGTTGGTTGTCCTTTTCTAACTGCCCCACCTGATGCTTTCCCAAAACCAAGTAAAGATGCACCAAAATTTAAAAAAGAAAATGATGCCTCTTGTTGTTTTAAAATATTTTTGGTTTTTTGTATTGCAATTAAAACTGTCTCTCTTGCAATTATTTCTATTAGTGTTGCAAGAATTTCTGTTACTAAAGTTTTTCCTAAATCTTTAAATGTTGCATTAAGTTCTTTACCTAAAACTATTGACTCTGCTATACCTCTTGAAAAACCTTTAATACCCATATTTAATATTTTTCCTATTTGAACTGCTGGGTCTTTTAAAGTTTTTAAATCTTTTTCTATTATTTTTGTTGTATCTGCAAATATATCTTTTCTTTTTGCAAGACTATTGTTTGTTTGATTTACTATTTCTAAATTTTCATGTAAAATTTTTTGATGAGCAAAAAGACTATCATTAACTTTGTCTTGTGTTTCTTTAGTTTTTATATTCACAAAAGGAATTTTATTTAGTAAATCAATTACTTCTTGAACAGCTTTTTTAGTTAAATTAACTGCTTTTGCAATTCCTCTTATAGCCGCCGCAAATCCTTTAACTGCAAGAGTAAGTGTTTGTCCAATAGCATTAGATATTGTTTCAAAAGCCTCTGTGTTTTCTTCTATAAATTCATTTAAACTTTTAAATTCTGATTTTAATTCATCAAAAAAATTTGCACCAGCAACATTTCTTTTAAAATTAAATAATTTATCTCCAAGCATTGATAAAGTACCTGTAAATGTAGTTGCGAGTTCATCTGTGGCAGTTCCAAATTGTCCACCTTTACCAAAAACTTTTTCAAATGCTTTTATAGTTTCTTCTGCTGAAACTGTTGCACCAGCACTAAAACCTAATAAATCTCTAACACCTCTCTCTCTAAAAATATCAGCCGCCGCTATACCACCAGCAAATGATCTTTGTATTTGCTCTGCTGTTGTTGCAAAATCTAAACCTGTAACAGCCGCAACATTACCTGTAATTTCTAAAATTTTTGAGAGTCTATTAGCATCTCCAGCTACTACAGCTAAATTTCCTGATGCCTGTTGTATTTGTTCTAAAGAAAAAGGAACTCTAGCGGCAAACTTTGCCATTACATCAAAGGCTTTTGCACCCTCTTGCGTACTTCCAAATAATTGTTTTAATCTTACATTTAAATCTTCAATACTTCTACCTGTCGAAACAAAAGATTTAATAACAAGACCAGCACCTATACCAGCTAATGCACCTCTAACAGAAAATATTGCATTTCTTAATCCAGCTAATCTACCTCTAATACCATTAAAGGCTTGTTTGGTTTTATCTTGTGCTAATATATTTATTTTAAGGTTTTGTGCCATTATCTTTTTTTCCTGTCAGCTATAGATTGTTGTTCTTCTATTTCGTGCAACAAAAATGCTAACCAATGATTATACTCCCAAACTTCCATTTTTAGAAGTTCAGATAGAGTTATTTTTAACCTATCAGCGACTATAAGTAAATTTTTTAATTCAGGATTAAATTTTAGTTTTTTTTTACTTCTTCAGGAGAGATAACTTGAACCATAGCTGTGGCAACCCTAGAGAGAACATCAGAATCTACTTTTGTTAGTAAATCCATTTTATCGTCTAGTTTGAATATTTTTTTACCATCTTTATCTAATGATTTCATAATTACAATATCCGCTAAAATACTTACATCAGATAAATTTTCAGATTTCTTGAATAGTTTATTTTTTTCAAAAAGGTTAATAGGATTCCAATAAATTACTGATGGCTTTCCATCTTCGTCTTTCCACTCAGGAACTTCAATAGATTGAACACCTATACTCTCGAAATGAGTTTTGGCTCTGTCTATAATTGACATAAATTATTATTCAGTTCCGATTGTTAAAGCACCTGTTCCCTGAAAAGTAACTGATCTTGCAACTACTCCATCTAAAGGTTGTGATACTGACATTCCTGTAATAACACTTGCACCCTCAAATTTTCTGTCGCCTGACGAACTTCCCTCAGGTAGTAATTTAAAAGTTATACTTGCACCAGCGACTAATTGTGTTTGAACACTATCCGCTTCGTCAAAGTGCATTTCTAAAGTACCTGAAAAAGATGTTCTTCCAGCAATAAAAGTTTTTGCTGAATCTGACATTTTTGTGCTTTCAACAACATCTCCTGTTGTTTCTAAAGTGAATGAAACAAGTTCGCCAACTGCTGAACCGCCAACTACTACTTCACCCTCTTTGCCATGATGTACTGCCATTTTTTTTTCTCCTATAATTAGATTGTTATATTATTTTTCTTCTTCTTCGTCAATTTCTTCTTCGTCATCTTCAAAATCTTCTTCATCTTCAAATGACTCATCTTCTTCATCTCTAAGTTCTGCAAGTAAATCTTTTATTTCCTCACACATTAAAGATTCTTTATCGTGCAATTTTTCTACACTATCAATTTTCTTTTCTATTTTATCAATTATCTTATCTTTATTCATAATATCTCCTATGGTGTTCCAGCTTGAAATTCGTAAGTACACCTAATTGTCATTCTAATTCCACCTATAGGAAACAATGTACCCTCGTCTGTTTCTACAGATATAACTTCTGTATCAAGTGCATTACCACTTCTTGTAATATCAGATTCTATCGCAGTTTCAATAGCAGTAATTAATTCATTTCTTTTTGTGTCAATATTAACTTCTGCACCTTTTACAAAGCCTAATAAAAGAAAATCAATCGTACCAATCCTTGTTTTTGCACCACTACCAATTTCTTGATCTTCTCTTGTTTCCTCTGATGTTTGTATTATTACTGCTGGATATTGTTTATCTGATAATTCATCTAATTGAAAAGGTTGTCTTGTAGCTTTTTTTATATCAGGACTCGATATAGCTGATATAACAGTAAGTAAATTAGATGCAATATTTTCTCTTTTACTCATATTTTAAACTTCCTTAATTCTTTTTCTACAAATTTATTGAATGTTCTTTGTATAATCTTTTCTGTTCGAGTATTAAAGCCAAAAAATTTTCTTTGTGGGTCAGTAGTAACTTGGTTAAAAAAAGCTTTGTCAGCCTCTTCTTTTCGAGAAAATGCCAAACTTACTTTATGCTTACCTGTTTTTTTTACCATAGATGGTGTTAAAGAACCAACCATTGAACCTGAATAATTTAAATCAACTTGTGTAGGATAACCTATTTTTTGTAAGTGTTTTAAATATCCCTCTGAATAAGGTGCAAATCTTCTATCGTTAAAATCAATACCTTTTTTTGTTTTTTCTCTAATAATTGCAACTAATTGAAAACCAGCTTGTTTTACACCTTTATCAATAATTCTTGGTAATACTGCACCAAACTTTTTAAATTTAGCCGATACTTGTTTTTGATTTGTTTTAATATTTAAATTTACAGCCATTATCTATTCAATCGTCTATATCCATGTAAAGGTTCTCTTTCATTAGATACGATTGAACCATCTGCTGTAGAATCATATTCAACACCATCTTCTAATATAGACCTAAATTCTTTATTGTATTCTGACATATAATATTCGCCCATTCTTTCAAATCTATCTTTATCTGTTTCAGGTCTAAACTTTGTCAATGCTGGCAATAGAAATCTACCAAGAAATAAATATACACCAGCCCTTTCAAACTGATCTAAATTAACTTTTGTGTTTTCCATCTCAACAGTATTTAAAACTGTAATATCTGTATAGACATTTGTTTTGTAAGTTGGAAACCACTCTATTCTTAATTGTCTTAAAATATCATTTGTTGTTTGTGCAAAATAATTTGTAGCCTCTGTTGAACCTGATGCAATACCAAAATCAAAGACATCAGGTTGATATTTAGTAACATCACTTGCAGTTATTACATTTGCACCTGTAAAGTTAGCCATAAAAATTACCTACAAACCAATCTATAAACTTCTTAATCTTTTTTTTTAGTTTTCTTAACATTTTTTTTCTTCTTTGGTTTTAATTGTACGACCTTATCAGAAATCTCTTTTACTGTCGCCTTTTTAATTTCTTTTTTTACTGAGTCTAAAGGAACAAAACCATTTCTTTCAAAATGTGCTAAATTTTGTTCATAGTATTTTTTATCCTTAATAATTATTTTTCTTGGTTCTGTTAATACACT